TCATTCCACAACACACTCGTAATATTTTTCCACCTTATCTTTGGATGCGTCTTTATCATTGATAAAAGCCGCTGCGAGGTCTGCATAAAATTCAGGAGTGTTTACATTGTGCTTTTTGGCTACCGGGTAGTAGTCACTAAACATCATGTTCATGGCTGCATAAAATTCTTCCTTTGTGCTGTCCATTCCGCGTGAAGTCATATAGGTGGAAGTCTGGTCAACCGTCCAGTGTTCGCCATACGAACCGTCAGCGTTTTCCATTTTATGTACCCACTGCTTCAAGTCGCCGGAATCCTGTTTAATATGCAACGCCTTTTCAAAGTCCTTCATGGCCATATAGCAGCGTACAACGCTTTCAAAGCCTTCCCTGCTTTTGGGTGAAATTACATCTCCCATACAATAATAGGCTTCTTCTTTGAGCCGCTGCTCATAGTCTTCAAAGTCTTTATATGTAAGCTCTTTCAAGCTTTACACCTCCCTGTTCAGCGCATATCCTCCGAATAGCGGTGTTTAGGTTCACGGTCATCTTGGTCAGTATCCATCCGGCGGCGCGTGTCATCCGCATAACGGCGGTCACGGCGCATATCATTGCCATAAGTGCCGCGCATTTTTGCTTCCCAACCGCCATCATGGCTGTAACCCTCTTCTTCCATAATGTCATCAAGGTTGGCAATGCTCTGCGTGACCTTGTAAACCACGTCAAGATCACGAACATTCAAAGTGCCGTGACGGGAAACTTCATCCAGTTCATCACAAAGCATTTCCCGGATGTCATTCATTGCTTTCATGCTCATTGTTATTTTCCCCTTTCTTAACTTTCGCGTTCAACAATCAGATTGCTGTTGGATACGGAAATTGCCTGCGTGCTGCTATTTTCCACCGCTATTGTTACGCAGCATCCACGAGGGACCTCGATAAATGCAGCAATGTAAATATTGAAGAAATTCTCAACTGCCGCAGGTGTCACGGTTGCTGTGGCGCTATTCAGCGGCTCACCATTGATTGCAAGAGAAGCTGAAATCGCTTCAACTGTTCCTCCAGTTGGAATTGCGATATTCGCCCCAAACGAAATTTTGAATCGTGCCTTGCACTGATTCGTCAAACCGCGCAGCGTTACAATACCAGACCCGGCACGGTGAACAATGCAAGGTTTACCAGCTACTACTGTTTCTGTAAGCAAAACATTTTGTCCAGCTGCCACAGTCTGAACAGCTGCCGAAGTGTACTCTGCCATAAAAACAATCCTTTCTTCTAAGAATAAACGGCAGGACTATTGCCCCGCCGCCTTTTTTGCAAAATCAGCTCAGGGCTGAACATGTAAGAAACCCTCACAAGTTGCCATATTTTACTTAGCCTGCACAGCTGTTGGCGTAACCGCAGCACCCGTAACCATAATTGCCAGTATACGGGTTTGCGACCGCGTAAGCAGGCACCGGAAGCGGTGCAGCACGGCGCAGGATTTCATTAGTACTTGCATCGATTGCCGCACGAAGCGCGGAGTTCTGATCGGACTGAGATGCAGCCAGGCGCAGCGCCTGGTTTTCGCTCTGCAAGGTTTCAATCTTGTCCTTGCACAGGTAATCCAGGATTGCGCGGGTGTTGGTGTTCTGGTTCTCCACAATGTCACGAGTGTTAAAGTTCATCGTGTTCTGCATTGCGTTGAATCCCTGCTGCATCTGGTTGCGTGTATCACACTCCTGGGTAGCAATCGTGTAATTCACGCCCTGGATGCCGCTCTGGGTCTTGCAACAACAATCCGCAAGCTGGGCACCAAGTGCATTCTGGCCCTGAAGCAGTGCAACATTGGTTGCGTTAAAGCCCTGCTGAATGCTGTTGTTCAGGTTATTAAACCCGTTCAGCATGCCGGTGTTAATGGCATAAGTGCTGTCGCAAATGCCATTCTGGATAGAGCGAATGCCGTTGTCAATACCATTAAGGGCAAAGCCCTCATTGATATCGGCACGGGTTGCATAGCCCTGGAAACCGGGGGAATTAGCGCCGCGAATGCCGCCGCCAAAGCCACCGAAGCCGCCAAAGCCCATGCCACCCCAACCGAATATACCGAAGATTAGAAACAGCACGATCCATGCCGCCCAATCGCCGCCCCACATGCCATTGTTGCGGTTATTGTTTCCGGTAACAGCGGCAATATCGGCAGGAGTCATATCGTTATAAACTGCCATTGGTTATCTCCTTTTCAAAATTTTTATTCTAAATGCGGCCGCATTTATTCAAAATCCGAACATAGAACGCATTGTAGAAAACTGCTGTTCCATATTTTTGGCTTGCTGTTGGATAGAATTTAACTGCTGCTGACTTAATTGCCCGGAAGCTACAATCTGTTCTATCATTTCATTTGGGTTTTTGCCCTGCATCTGCTTCATAAACTGCTGGAATTGCTGCATCATGTTTCCCTGTTGGTTTTCATTAAGTCTGTTGTAAAGCGGGTTTGGCATTTGTTGCCTCCTTTACTGTCTTTTGCGGTTTTGATTGCATTTGGTTTTTCAATTCATTAAATGCGGTCGCAAGAGCATCAAATTCTGATCGTGTGACAAAATTTTCTCTTTTGGGGTTTGCTTCCGATTTCGATTCCCGTTTGTGGTAGTCATAAACTTCCATCGGATAAGGCATATTGTTTATATCACGGCATTTTACATAGAATGTCTGTGTGTCCCGATCCATTAAAATGACTTTACTTCCGGGTGCAACCATATAGCCATTCGCTTCACCCTCGCCAGATACCCATACAACCTCACAAGATTGTGTTGTTTGCTGCGTAGGCATTTGCTGTTGTGGTGGTTGAAATACGCCTTGACGCAACTGGGCAAGCTGGTCCGGCATAGGCTGCCCATAAAACTGTGGGTATGGGTTATAATACGGCACGTTCATTGCTGCCCTCCCAATAAGCTTTTGGGACTTCATCACCGCAGTCCCATGTATCTATCCAATCTCCATTTTTTACGCAAACAATATGCGTTGACATTTCAAGGAGAAACGTTCCCTTGCAGTTGTCATCCGCGAACTGTTTAACTGTGCATTGCCTTTGGGGTATACTTGGAATTCTGTTCCTTTTCCACCCCTTTCCAATCAGATATGTTTTCCACACTCGGTTGGCGCATGGCATGTCACAAAGCCAAAATCCTTGTTCACATAAACCTGTGTAAATTTCTTTCCAGGACATATTTAATGCCGCCGCCATCGCTCTGACAGCGCAATCTTCTGTGTTCCTGCCTGCTGGGTTGAGATTGAAATTTTTATAGGCCATTTTTGTTTCCTCTAGCTTAATTATAAAAAAATAGACGTAAAAACGTGCGACACGAACGCGACAGTTTTACGCCAAGTTTATACAAAATATTTTTCAAAAGTCTATTTACAATGCTACTTTAGAGTAGTATAATATAAGCAAGATAAGAAATAAACACACAATTATAACAGGAGGAAAACAAAATGACTAACACCATTATTAACAGCATCAACGCAGATATCATCAGCAAGGCAAACGAAGCGAACAAGGCCGAAACCGAGCGCATCGTTAACACCTATCAGCAAATGTGGGGTAACGGAGATAGCTTTATAGCGAATGACATGGCTTTTCTTTTTGGCGGTGCACAGCGCAGCGGATTGAATGATGACGAAGAGATGGCAGCAGCTGTCAAGGCCGCAGAAACCGACCTGATTTATAAAGTTATCATCAAGACTTGGTTCAAGGATATGAGCCGCGCAGATGCTGTTGCTATCTGCAACAAGCTTTTTGGTAGCAGAGATAGCATTCAGATTTTTTCTGCAACACTAACCGCAAACGATGTTGCACGGAATTGGAATGCAGAGCACAGCAACGAGAAGCCCATTTACATGACCACTCGCGCTATTGAGGAGACTTTTGGAAGCATCTAAGGATGCAGGAGGCATCAAGATGGACATTACTCTCAAGGAATACGCTTTTCGACACGGCAGAACCCCCGCAACCGTGCGGCAGAAAGTTTTGCGCGGAGGATTTAAGACCGCGCACAAAATGGGCCGTGACTGGCTCATAGACGAAAATGAGCCTTATATCAAGCGCCCGACAAGGAATTCGAGGCAAAATCAAAAGGCAAAAGACGAGGAGGGGCAATGAAATGAAATCGTTGCCCCCGTTACCATCAAAAATGGTTACTGCATACCTTCTTCCGAACGAGCTATCCGCACTTTCAAACTTGCAAAAAAGGATGAAACTTGAAAGTCTTTCGGATGCGGCAAGGTATTGTATCTTAAAATGTAAATTGCCAGTGTATCCACTTCCACAACGTTCTGATATCGCATTTTACTATAGAAAAAGAATTGACATAGCCTTACACTTTGACGAATATGCTGTATTACAAAACATTGTCAGCACAATGTCAATGCAGTCTGGAAAAAACATTTCGATATCAACTGCAATTCGTAGCGCGATTGTATATGTATCGAAGCAATAAAAACAAGAAAGCCCCCGTTTGTGATGCATTCAATCACAAACGGGGGCTTTTCTTACCTTATTTTACTTTTTATCGCTTTAACTCTCCGATTAACCGTCCTTTCGCTGCAATACAGCTCTGCCGCAATGTCGGCATTGTGCATCCCGCGCCGCCGCAAATCCAACACGGCGTGTTCGTCATCGGTCAGGTCAAAACAGAGGTCATCATAGTCACTGCGGCTCATTCGGAAATCAAACTTACTTCCCATTGCCAAAGCCCTCAAGAATCTGCTTGAACGCCTGATGTAGACCAGTGGATGCCAGCCCACTTGCAAGGCCGGACAAAATCACGGTAGCGGTAATTTCAGGCCAATTCATCCAGCATGCCAGTGCGACACCAAGCGCCGCGCAAATCGTGGGGATATACCGGTTGTCAACATCCTTAATCCACTGCTTGACAATCCAGCCCACGCACAGGCAGATGCCAACAATCACGGGGATCATATATTCGGACAGAAAAGAAATATCCATCGTGCTTTCTCCTTTTTTTAGCCGATCAGATGCTTCTGCAAGGCTTCCTTTGCTTTCTGCATCTGGTCAATGTTGTTTCCGTCAAGGTTGTGGTCAAGCAGGGCAAGCAGTGCCTGCATGGTCACGTGCTGCCCTTCATCCATGCGGTCAAGCCGGTGTTTGTCGTTTTTCAAGAATCCCTCAACCGCTGAAACGCGGCCCTCCAACTGTGTAATGCGTTTGTCCTGGTCGGCTTTAGGCTTTTTCACTGCGGTGATTACTTTGCTGATAGCCACGCCCCCGGCATACAGTCCGGCAGCAGCCCCCGCCATGTAAAGCAAAAATGCCCATGCGTCAGCGATCGTAAACGAAAATACATGCTGCATTGGCATCACACCTCCACGATGGGAATTCCATAGGCTACAGCAGCGTCATGCTCAATACGGCACCCGCGATAGTCCTGCCAGCCAGGGGCAAACACCGCAAAATCAGCGGTGCCCAGCAGCTTGAGGCTTTCGCCCAGATACCACAGCGGCGTTGCGTCAGTCGGGGCGCTCTCGAAAAAGGATTTGATGACCTCGATTTCCTCATGGGTTTTCATATACACGTCGGCCATCAGCGCCTTGCGCTCTTTGAGGATTTCCTCGTCGGTCTTGCCGCGCATCGGCTGGGAGATAAACAATTTTTTCATAGCTTTACTCCACATACTCAGCCTTATACAGCCCTGCATCAATCAGCTGCAGCTCTGCGCACTTGCGCATAATGTACCAGGCATCGCCGCTGGATACCGGCCCAACGTCCAGCATCCACTGGTTGCCATCCGCACAGGTTTCGCGGTACAGGCCCGCCGCGATCAGCCCCAGCCCCTCGCACAGGGTGCGGATGGTTGCGCGGTCTCCGCTGGAAATATGGCCAATGGTAATCCGCTGCTTGTCCAGCTTGTTGGGGGTGGTATCCTCCGGGGTGGGCGCGGTGTGGCCCTGCAAGCCCGCCTGAATCATCAGCTGCTCATAATCCTTGTAGACCCGGTTGCAGTCCAGGCTAGTGCCGTAGCCGGGGATGCCCAGGGCGTTGCGGCTGGAATACTGCCAGATGCCATACGGCAGCGGGCAGGTGCAGGCGCTGCCGTACTGGGCCACCCAGATATCATACTTGGACAGCGCCTTGTAGTCCAAGCGGTTGCGGATAAAATCGCAGCTGGCATACAGGATGCCGTAGTATCCAGCCGCCTCGATTTCGCCCAGGAACGCTTCCACCAGTGCCGTGCGCTGCGCGTTGGTCAGGCGCAGGATGCACGGCTCATACTCGATGTCATACGCCACCGGCAGGCACAGGTGCTTGCCCTTGATCGCGGCCAGGCAGCAGCGGGCCTCCTGGCGGGCTTCCGCCGGGGTACTGGCGTAGCTGTACCAGTACACACCGTACTGGATGCCCAGGCGGGCACACTCAGCTGCGTTGCGCTCAAACTGCGGGTCAACCTGACTGCTGTAACGGCCATACCCGGCGCGCAGCATGGCGTGGCGGATGCCCTTGCTGTAGGCTGCCTGCCAATCAAATTTGTTTTGGTGTTTCGATACGTCGATTGCATAATACATGCGCTTCACTTCCTCTGTGTGTTGTATGCTGCTGTAACTGCCCAGCTTGACCGCACTGCTGGCCGTGCTGAAATCAGCATCCAGCCAGTTCAGCGGGTTGGTACGCTGGCCTTTCCAGCGCACTTCAAAATGCAGGTGTGCTCCATAGCAGTTGCCGGTATCGCCGCTGTAGCCGATCAGCTGGCCTTCCCGCACTTGCTGCCCCTGAGTCACGCAGAGCTTGCTCAGGTGGGCATACAGAGTTTCGAGTGTGCCATACTTGTAGGTCGTGTGGCGCAGCTTGACCATGTTGCCATAGCTGTTGATGTCCCCCTGGGTGCGCTTGCCGTTCCAGCGGTAGGCCGTCTCCACTGTGCCGCCCTCTGCGGCGTATACCGGCGTGCCCACCGCCGCGCGGAAGTCCAGCGCCCGGTGCAGGCTGCCGTCATTGTAGAGCCAGCCTGCGGTGATAATGTGTTGGGCCAGGGGCCAATGCAGCAGGGCTTCTTCATTCTTCAGCCGCATTTTTATCCTCCTTATTTTGTCCTCTTCCATATCCATACCGATAAATAAGGCGGCATGTTGTTGTGGGCTGCCCCGGAACCGCCGGAGGCGACTGTTACGGTTTTGGATTCCCAGTTCGGAATACCCCAGCCACTTGATTGCGTTTGGACATACGCATCCGCATAGCTTCCGGTTTTGGAGCGTATTACGTTGCTTCCGTTGGCCACAGACAGCGAATAATCCGGTAGCTCGCTTTGTGTAAGCTTATGGGTGAATTCGCCCCCAGTGCTACCTGCGGGATAACTGCTGGAAGCACCAAGCAAAAAGCGGTCAGAAATTCTTTCCCAGGTACCGCCAAATAGATTTGCCGGGCTTGTACTGCTTACGCTCATGTAAATGCTGCCAATCGGCCAGGCCGCAAGTTTTGCTTCCGCGATGGCTGCTTTTACCGCCACCGGCGTTGCCGCAACACCACCATTGGTCGAACTTGTTGAACTGGTCGAATCACTCAATTTCACACCGCCCAAAGTCGAAGCATTACCTGTCGGCAGTGTATAACTCGTACTACTTGCCGGTGTCATATAAATCTGGTTTGCGTTCAGTTTTCCATTTGTCTTAGCCGCATCATACTGGCTTTGTGTCAGGTAGTTAATTACAAAACTGTCCAGCTTTGTATCAGTAGCCATAATCATATACCTCTCGTTACAATCGCACTGATTGCGGATAATCCGCTCGGCAGCCCAGTCAGTTTACCGTTGCTGATGCTTAGGCTCAGGTTGGTGCTGCTTGGGCCGCCGTACATGGCGCTCTTGTGGTACTTATCGCCCTCAAACGCGATCAGGCTCGTAGACTGTCCGCCCCAGCCGCTGGAACTGGTCATGGTGCCGTAGCCCCAAATCTTGATTGCCCCGTCAGTGCGCTTAAAACTAACGCTGGGGTTGGTGTTCGTGATGGCGTATGCTTCCACATTGTTATTGCCACTGCCGCCGGAACTCCCGCCGCCGGCATAAGTTCCTGTCACACCAAAAATGCTCACACCGCTCTTAATGTTCCCGGCCACCAGGTTTGCATCGCCCTTGATTGTCTGTGTCCCGCTCAGGTATTGCCCAGATGCAATGCTCTGGTCGGTTGTCTTCGGGATGTAAGTTGCTGCGCTTTTTTTGGTCACATCACTGCCAATATAAGTGCTCGATATCGCATTCACGGTCACTTTGCTCAGTCCGTCATATCCGCTGTCCGGGCTTACCGTCTGGGTGCTCTCGCTGGGCGTAACCGTTTTGGTCTGCAAGCTTGGCGTGTTTCCGCCACTGCTGCTCCCGGCATAACTGCCTGTCACATTAAAAATCTTTACGCCGCTCTTAATATTGGCCGCAGTCAAATTGCTGTCACCCTTAATCGTCTGGGTTCCATTCAAATACTGGCCGGATGCAATGCTCTGGTCACTCGTTCCCGGCGTATAAGTCGCAGCACTTTTTTTCGTCACGCCGCTTTCCACATAAGTTTTTGATACTGCATTCACTGTAACCTGGCTCAAACCATCATAGCCATTGTCGGCCTTAACCGTCTGTGCGCTCTCACTGGGGCTTACGGTCTTGCTCTGCAAACTCGCCCCACTGGCACCACCCGTCACAAAGCCGCCCTGCATATCTACCTGCGTACTTCCTAAATACACACCCATGCAACTGTCACCACCTTCTGAGCGTAACGTTTGTCGCGCCAACACTGGTTGCCGTTATGTCAATGGTTTTTGCGCTGCTGCCGTCCCATGCGCCCTGACTGGTTCCGTTCAGTTTGATGGTCAGGCTGTTATTTAGTTTTTCGGCGCTCGTTGCGGAGCCGCCTGCGTTGCTGGAGCCGGCATAGTTTGTGGTTCCGGTGACTTTGGCCCCTGCGGCACTGTGGGCAATTACCCCTTTCGGCAGGTCGGCAGCCTGCACCGTATCACCGGTCAGGTCGAGGACAACTTCATCATTGATAACAACCTTGTTGACCGCCATATCAGCCTCCGATCGTCAGGGTTTGCCCGCCCGCGGCGTTATCAACGTATGTGGCCGGGATAGCCGCCACGGTGACCTGCGACAGGCAGTTATACGCTTTGTCGGGTAGCACAACCTGCTGCTCAAAGGTCGGTGTAACGCTCTTGGCCTGCGGCTTCATACCTTCGCTGCCGCTCATAGAGCCTTTCACGCCCAGGACTGTAACGCCCTCGCGGATATTTGTGGGCACCAGCTTGGCCTGTTCGGTCGCCGCGATAGTCACTCCGCCCGCGCCATCATGAAAGCCCATGGGAATGGTGTACTTACCAGAAACGGTGCTGATTTCACCGTTGACTTCGCCGTTGTTGGGCATTGTGCCGGTCATTTTAGCGCCACGCGCGTAGAATGTTTTCCCGTTCAAAACCTCCGCCACAGCTGCGGTAGCATCGCTGGTATCCGCGTCTTTTGTGCTGGTGCCGGTAATGGGCGCGCCGGACTTATCGTGTGCCGTGATACCTTTTGCCAGCTTGTCCGGGGTAATGGTATCTGCGGTAAGGTCAAGTTTCGTTTCCTTGCCGATAACAACCTTGTTTACGTATTTATTGGGCATTGTAGTATTCATCTCCTATTATCAGTGTGTAGCCGCTTGAATCGTTGGATACCTCGTACTGCGGTATCTTGCGGATTGTCACGTCTTTCTGCATCAGTTTTTTCGCCGTGGGCAAAACCTGCGCCGTAAACAACGGCGTGATGTCATACGGCCCGCTATACTCCGGCGCACTAACCACTGCGGTGCCGGTCACGTCCACCCGCACGGGTGCCGCTCCGGCAATGCGCACCGATACGGCGCTCTGTTGAGCCACTCGCACCTGGATCATGCACCATCAACCTCCTGGAATAAGGTCGGGCTCATTTTGAGCGTCAAAATCTCCGTCTGCGGCTGGTCAGTGCTGTCCCGCAACGTGATGCGGGTGTCCATGCACAATGCTTCGCCGCCCAGGAATTTGTACGTTTCTTCCCGCGTCCAGGGGATAAGGATGATGTTCTGCCCTTCCTGCCGGGTGCAGTCATCCGGCCAGACGTTGGATTTAATGGCCGGGAAGCCATTATAATTTTTTTGTTTAAATACAAATTCTATCCGGCTCACATCGTCCAAATCCATCCCGATTTCCACGGGCAGCGCAAATTGCGTTCCCTGTTTCATTCGTTTTTCTCCTGGCTCGGCTGGTTCTCCGCTGCCATTTCCTCCGCCGCCATGTTCTCCCGCACGGTGGCAAGTACGTTCTCCAAAACCAGCTCAGATACCGCAAAGGGGATTTTCGCTTCATTGATCGCGGCAATAATCTTGCGTTTGCACTCTTTAATGCGTTTGGTATCGGTCATGGTCTTTTCCTCCTTACAGCCGCGCGTTCACGGCATTTTTCAGCGTGGCAATGGCGGCCAACAGATCCTCATCCAGAGCCACGAAAGAGGCCCTGTTGTTCTGGCTGGTGATATTGCCATCACTGTCCAATTCGGTGTATGTGTAGCTCACGCGTTCGCCCTCAGCGGTCGTTACGATTGCCACGCCGGATAATTTCTTCATGCTAATTCCTCCGATTCATCCAATAGAATGTCTGCGGTTTCGTTCGCGCCGGTGTCCATAGCCAACAGGTCATCTGCGGCGGTGGTGCTTTCGTCCTGGGCGCGGGCGGCGGTGCTGGCGGCCAGATCAATGCCTGCCGGGTCGCCCGCGGGGTAGCTGCTGTCACTGCGGTCGGCATAGCTGCCCTCATAGCCGCGCTGGGCGGCCATGCAGAGCCACACAAACTGCTGCCTCGGTGCGCCGTGTACAATGGCATACTGGCCGCAGTTTTCGGCCCACAGGTGGCCGGTTCCATCGCAATCCGTCAGCAGCCAGGCGGGCTGCCCGTGCTGGGCGATGGTCTCCGCATAGCGCGGGTCAAGGGCAATCAGGCACCAGCCTTCGGGACCGCACTGGCCCTTGCCCCAGTCCGCAAAGGTTGGCACCGGCGTCTCAAAGGCGGCCATTTTCAGCGCGCCGAAGCTGGTAGGCACCACGCGGGATTTGCTGCCCCAAACGTCCAGATTGTGTACATTCAGCTTGCCGGAAATACCCACCCGAGATGTGTTAAAATCGGCATCGCTGTCATCGCTGCGGTTGTAGGTGATCTGCATCCCAACGTAAGATGTGGGGTCAAGTCCATTCACCCAGCCGTATTTGGCGTACTTGCTGCACGCGCCGATGTAGCTGCTGCCCGCCTCTGAGTACAACACACCAGTTAGCCCGATTGTCCCCGTGTTGATGGTGGCATACCAGGCGATGTGCCTATTGTCAATGTACACGCGCTCCCCGGATTCTGTGCCCATGCGAATGTAGGCGTTGTCCAAGTCGTACACAGTGCTGTACTTGAGATTGTGAATCTGTCCGGTCGTGATGTTTCCGCCGTTGATAATGGTCTTATCCTGGTTCCATGTGCTCAAATCCGAAAATGTCACCATGCCGGATAGGTTGATCTGTGCGCTGGTGATCTCTGTTCCGCCCGCCGTCAGCTTGATGGTGCTGGAAGTTCCGCTGGTGGAAGCCGTCAGCTTAATTTCGCCCACCGTCTGCTTGATCTCGGTTTTGGTTTCGTTGGCGGTCAGATAGTCGCCGGTGCTGGCCGTCCAGGCAGTGGGGGCATTGCCCATCTGCACCATGGGGTGCATAATGGTCAGATCGTTGGTAACGGTGGCGTTATCGTCCGCGGTACTCACAAACAGGCCGTCCGCATAGCCGTCAGCAGTCGCCGTAAAGGCTGCCCAGCGCAGCTTCCAGCCGTTGTCCAGCTCAATGTCCTGCTGGGCCTGCTTGAACGCGGAGCCGTAATAACTTTTTGCGCCGCTGCTGTTCTTGGTCTCGAACTGCAAAAACAGGCTGTCCGTGCCGGAGTTGAGCTTGTACAGTACCGATGCACAATAGGTCATGCCCTTTGCAATAACCAGTGACTTATCCGCACCGAAGTGAAACCGGGTGTTCTGGGCTTTATTGGTCACGCGAACAGATTCACCCGTAATGGTGTATCTGCCTTTTTTGTTCAGGTCATTGCCACCTGCATCCAGGGTCGCATTGTTCCAGTCATCGGTGCCCGCAATAATATTGTTGCCGCCGGTGATTCGCTGCGTTACCGTCTGGGTAATGCTGTCAGCTTTCTGGTCAATCGCGGATACTGATTCTTTAACGGTTTTGAATTCCTGCTTTGTGCTGTCCAGGTCGTTTGAAATGGTTGTGGTGGTCTCTTTCAGGCTGCTGACTTCCGTTTTGATCTCATCCGCCGATTGGGAGATCAGGCTTTTGGCGTTTTTCTCTGTTATGTAGTCCCCGCTGCTAGCTGTCCACGCGGTCGGCGCATTGCCGTATTGCAGCATGGGGTGAAGCATCGAAAACTTGTTGGTGTAGCTGCCGCCAACCCCCGCCTTTATGCTGCCGCAGCCAAGCTCGACCGTTTTCAGAATACCGGTGCTGCTGGGTGTCCAGGTGCCATACCGCAGCACCCAGCCGTCTGTCTGCTGAATTTCAATCTGGTTTTCGGTTGTTATGCTGGTATAGTAAGAATTTCCGTTGTCGGCGGCATATATAAGGCTCAGGCACAACCCGTCGGTGCCGGAAATTGGCTTGTACATGACGGACAGGCATAATGTGACGCCTTTTGTAATGCGAGCGCCAACGGTGTTGAAAACAAAATACCGATTGGAGTTTGCGTTTATTACGGTCGCGCTTCCGGTATCGTTGTACGTGACCGAACTGCCGCTGACCGCGTTGCCTTGCAGCTTGGCATTCTTGAAGCTCTCACTGCCCAGGATCAGGTTGCCGCCGCCGGTGATTTTGGTGTCTTTTTTCACCTCAGAGGAAAGCCCGTCCACCGTTGCTTTCAGGTCGGTGTACTTGCCGGTCAGGTCGCTGGCCTTTACTTCCAGGCCATCCACGCTGGTCTTGATCTCCAGCATCTTGCCGGTCAGGTTCTTGTAGCTCTGGCTGTTCACGGCGCTGGAACTTTCCCGGCTGGCGCTGCCCACGCTCTCAAAGCTGGCTTTGCCGGAGGAGATCGTGGCGCTCATCAGGTAGGTGTCGAACTCCCGCCCGCGTGCGTCCTTAACGTGCACGATCTGCCCGCAGGCAAGGCCGGAACTGCTGGGCACCGATACTTTGCAGGGGGTGTAGGTCACGTTTTTCAGCACGTTGTACAGGTTTTGGACAACGCTTTTCAGGTTGGCTTCGGTGCCGGTTGTCAGCAGCAGGTTGCCCTGCACTGCATAGGTGTTGGTGGCGGTGGTGCTGTCGGGGTAGATGACCCCCACGTCACTGTCCGACTGCCGGATCTGGACTTTCTCAATGGCCTTGACCATGTAGTCCTCGTAGCTCAGGCTGTCAGCATAATAGGCGGTGCTGTTGCTGGCACCGTCCGGGGTGAGTTTAACAGTGCTGCGCTTGTCTGTGTAGGTCAAGAATTGCAGCTTGCCGTCTGCATTCATGTGGGCGTAGCAGCCTGCCGCTTCCGCCGCCCAGGAGATAATCTGGCGGCAGGTTAAATCATCCGCATAGAACGCCTGCACGCTGTAGCTGCCATTGATGGGCAGGCTGCTGCTGGCCAGCGTAACCCCCGCCCGCTGGCAGGCCAGCTGAACCAGCTGCCAGATAGTTTTGGGAAACTGTGCCTGATTGGCGTGCAGCCAACCGGAGAAGTCCGCATCCAGCTTGGACATGGTGTCATAGGCCACTACTTTGTATACAGCATTAGAACCGGATACCTCACGCATCATGCCCTGGTATTCCGGTTTTTCGCAGTAGAACACGCCTGCTTTTGTCCGGGTATTTGCATCGTCTACTGTATACAATGTTAGCTTGTCGCCCTGGGCAATCAGCTTTTCATCTGCGGCAATGTACTCCACTTCTATTTCATCGGTGCACGCGCTGCCCAGTGTAAATTCGTTTTCGCTGTTTACGCTGGTTGTTAATGTGCAGGATAAAATAATGGTGGAACCAATCTCTGACCCATCTTCTTTTACAAGCAAATAATTCAGCATTTGGTTCCACCTTCTTTACTTTTCTACCATGTCAAAGCTGACATCTGTATACAATCCGCCGTCCTCTTTGCACATGGTCAGGTTGTAAGTTGTATAGGAAATATCGCCTGTGTAGGCTTCCATTGTATGGGTTTCCCCCTGGTCAACGTAAGTTGCCGTATATTCCTTACCCTGCACCATCCCCACAAGCTCTTTCAGCTCGTTTCCGGTCATGGCATTGTAGGTCAAGCTTACTTTGTGCAGGTCGCGGCGCAGCCAGTCAATGTGCATCACGCCATCTTCGGTTCGCCCACTGTTTGAACCGGTATAGTTGGTGTGCTCTATCTTTACCCCATGCGGTTCATACAAATTTGTGCCATTTGCAGCCCATGTGGAGCTTTTTTTATTAAATGTCATGGCATCACCTTAAAATGCCGGAACACCGGTTCTGATTTGTTCGCGCTGTGCCTGATTTTTGACTGCGCGGAACACTTCTTTGCCGTCAATGATAATGCGGGTATCGCTGCCCTGCATCTGGGCCAGCATCTGCCGCATCAAAGCCAGCATTTCCCGGTCGCTTTCGGCGTTTGCTTCCAGCACGGTTGCTTTCATCAGGCTTTGCGGGGTCACAATTTCGGGGTTTGTCTGTGCATTAGCGTATTCGCCTGCCAATACAGGTGTAGGGGATGTCAGAACACCGCCGCTGGCAAGGTGGGGCAGTTCGGATATATTGGGGATAAAGTCAAACGTAACGGCATCCCACAATTTATGCCCTGCAATGCTGAACGATGGAATATCAATCTTCAAGCTGTTCAGCCAGCCAATAAAATTGTTGATTAAGTCAATACCACCATTTATAACGCTTTTAATCACATCAAGCGCTTTTTCACGCCAATCGTTAAGAGTTTGTATAATGTCAACGCCAAACGCTTTTTTGAAAAAAGTATTGAACCCTTCAATTACGCCCTGAACAATTTGGCTTAATCCACTAAAAATTTCACGCCAATTTCTTGTAAAAACACCATGTAAAAACGTTACAATACCCGTGAACGCTGTAGTAAGAGTAACAACAATGCCTGAAATAATAGCGCCGACAAAATTGCCAATCCACTTAAAAGCCGCATTGAACGCTTCTTTTATTTGTGCTGTCTGTTCATCTGTCAGCAAGCCCAAACCACGCACTGCAACGCTAATTGCTTCAAATCCAAGAACCGCCATGCCTGCAATCTGACCGCCTGGAGTAAGCAAAAGTCCAAGACCCACTGCTGTTGTAATTAGATCTCCCAAATTCAAATCAAGTTCTTCTATTGCTGCGCCAAAAGCCGTCTTAAAGCGGTTAATAACATCTGGCAGTGTTTTTTCAAAGAAGTTCTTTATTCCTTCTTTGACATCATCGGGAAGCATATCAAGAATATTGTTTTTCAGCTCAATCAGTGCTTCTTTTGCTGGCTGCAATCCTTCTATCAAACCGTCCAGAAAACCAGCCGCAGAAGCTTTAATAATTTCAAAGCCGTCTTTCAATCCATCACGGAATTTTTCGCTGTTCAGTAGTAAATTTGTAAATTGCGCTGCAATTACTGCAACTGCGATAGAGACGGCCAATAGGCCAGGTATTTCGGATTGCCCAGGCAAAGCGTTTACATGCATTTTCATGGACATTTTGTTTTTAATGCCCATAATCAAGTCCATCACGCTTCTTACTTTATCTAGGCCACTAACGACAAGGTTTGGTACTTTCCACGCCAAAAACGCTGCCCCAATGCCTGCAATAACCGGCAGCACCGCTTTTGCTGCATTCTTAATCCTGTCAACCCATTCTGTCACCTTGCTTTCCGCAAGCTGGCCAAACATGTCATAGCCGGAAAGGTCAATCCCGCCCAGCGCACTGCCGCCGGTTCCGGCATCTCCGCCGCCGCTGCCACTGCTGCTGTTATCCTGTGCAACGTTCAGTTCATCAAACCCGCCAATCAAATCACGTGTTTTTTTCGCGGCTTTTGCAGCAGAATTTGCCACATTGTTCAGCCCTGCGCTTGCTCCGCCGGTAGCTGCGGTGGCTTCGTTCTTAAAATCAGCCCACTTTACCTGTGCGCCAAACAACCGGGCAATAGCTGAAATTACCGTCTGAACAACTTTTACCACCGCAATCATTGGCGGCAGAATTGCATTTACCACCGGTATCAGCACAGCACCGATTGCTTTTGCCAGCTGTTCCACCTGCGATTTCAAAATACGCATCTGGTTTGCCGGTGTATTCAGTGTGCGGCCCATGTCCATCTGTGCATTCGTGGTTTGCTTCATAATGGCAATGTAGCGCAGTTGGGCTTTGTCTGCCTGCGAAAGGCTGTTAATCTTTTTGTTAATGCCCAGGTTATATAGTTCCTGCTGTAATCGAGCGTTGGATATATCCACACCCAAGCGGCGGATGGGTTCCAGTTCGCCAGAGATTGCAGCCTGCAATTTTTGGAAAGATTCTTCAATCGAAAGGTTGTGGAACGATGCAAGGTCATAGCCCAGCTGGGTCAGGTTAGAACTTAAGATATAGGCTCTATCCCCGGCCACGCCAAAGCTCGTGGTAAGGTTTTGGAACAAGGCCATGTTTTTCATTGCCTGTCCGCTGTCCACGCCCAGCAGTCCCTGCATGCGGTCTGCAAGTTCTGCCCCCTTGTCTGCAAAATCCCCCATTGCAACGGAAAACAAGTTGATATCTTCAACATATTCGCTGTACTTTGCAATCGCCTTGCCCAACGTCTGGGAGATTGCCACAATGCTAATCAGGCTTTTGGCCTTGTTTAGCAAGTTACTGAACGCACCGCCCAAAAGGTTAGTTTCGCTCACGGCCTTTTTGGAAGAAAGGTTGTCCATCGCCTTTTTCAGTCTGTCAAGCCCTTTTGTTGCGTTCGCGGTGTCTGCTTCAATTTCTACTGTTAGCTTGTCAATCTGTACTTCTGCCAAAACCTCACCTCCCAAACATGCGTTCCATAAATTCCTGTTCCTGCTTTTCCAGCCTGCGCTTATGCTGTTCTTCCGCTTCCTCTTCCGTCAGCGGGTAGGGTTCGCTAGGGTACTTAAACTGTGTTTTCCCCTTTTGGATAAACATATTTCCAACGCTGGCCTGCAAAGCTGCCATTGTGTACTGGTTTTCCATCCACGCTTCAAAGTTCCACCGCTGCATGCGCAGTTGATGGGCTTTGCGGTAGGCAATGGCAAGTTTTGGTTTCTGATTCCAGTATTCGTCTGCGCTCATGCCAATGCTTAAGTAAAACGGGAACATTTCATCAAAGATTTGTCCCCATGTTTTTTCTTCTTTGGGGAGATCGTCCGTTACTCGGTCTCCCACGTCACCTTTTTTCCGTCATCTGCCATGCTGTTGATTGCGTCAGCGTACATATCGGCCAGAATGCCGCACAGCTCAACGCGCTCTTCAACGGTCATGTGGTTCCAGATGTTATCCGCCGTCTTGCGTTTCACTCCCTTGCAGCGGGCTGTAAAAGCGCCATAAAACAGCTTTTCCATCTGGGTTGCAGGCTGTGATTCCAACGCGTTCAGGTTAAAACCGCCCGCTTCCGCCTGCTTTACAGTTTCGCGGGTATACATCAGCTCATAAGCTTTGCCGTCAAATTTAATTTTCATGTTTTAATCCCCCGATACCGCGATGGTGTCCATAAACTCAAACTCGCCGTCAGAAGTAATGTCGATATTAAAAGCGATTGCGTCATCCACGCCTTTGCCCGGCACCGAAACAGTATGCTGCCCGTGCCAAAGCCAACCCCAGCCGCTGCGGCTTCGCACTGCATAATATGCCGGGGTGTTTGCGGTCTGCTGCACTGCCTTATAATTGGTCGCATCAGAATCCATAAAGCAGGGAAAGCTCATGGTATCACTTTTGGGCAAAGCCGGGATCGTTGCCTGCTGGGTGTGCATCAGGGTGGTAACGTCAATGGTATCGGGTGCAGAGCTTAAATCCGGATACTCGCTTACCCATGCAAGCTCTTTCAGGGTAGTCTTGGAATCACCGCGAAGCAGCTGCACGCCTTGGGTACTGATAGCTACATGTTCATTTGCCATGTTTTCAACTCCTTATCATGTCCGGGTCAATACCCCGGTTTCTGTTATGCGCGCCCGGTATGTGCTTTCAGCCCGGTACGCGCTGTTCTGGTACAAATAATTGCTTTCAAAATAGCTTTGCCTGCTAAAATTCAGTTTTTCTGCAATTTCATCAATGCAATACTGTATCTTTCTGGCATTGCTGTATTTGGTATTGCCGGATGTATACACCCGGATTCGCAGCTGAATGATTGCAAAACGAATTCTGCCGCTGCTGTCGTGGTCTGTCGGCCTGTCCTGCTGTTCAATCTGAACACACGGGAAGTTGGGCGGCTGGTCAGTAATCACGCTGCTTACCTTGATTCCCGGAAATTTTGTTTCCAGCTTTTGTGCAAAGCTTTCAAAAATTTGTGGCTGAAAATCTTCCACTAGCGCATTACCTCCTCCCACACGGTTTTTACACTTGCAGCCATCTGGGCCGCGCTCTCCCACATGGCACATGCGGGCGGGTTGCCCTTTGTGCGCCAAACATCCGGCTTTTGCTCGCCCAATCTGTTGTATACAGGCTGGGCGGTAGGGCCGGGAACACCTTTGTAAACCCATCCGTTGGGTTTTGTACCCTGTCCCCTGCCGTATGTTCCGTGCGCATACATGCCGCTTGGGTGCTCTGCAAACGCAATGCCGGTGCCGAATTCAATAAAGGCAACGGCTTGCCCGGTGGCGTAAACAGTAGCCTTTTTGCCATCCGGCTCCACACCAACCGCAATATCGCTCATGTCACCGTCATAAACAGCGGAGGTAAAACGCAGTTTTGCCACCTCTGCTCCCGTGTCGGAAAGCTTTTTTACAAACTGTTCAATGCGGGTTTCCAGCGTTTTGCGCCACTCGTCATATTCTTTCTGCGCCTGCTTTATGCCAGCATCGCTTAAATTCAGCTTGATTTTCATGGCACAACTTCTTTCAGCGCATACAATACGCCGTTTATGGTATCTGCTTTTTTGGTCACAACATAATCCGGGCTTTCGCTTGCATCGCGGTTAATCCAAACCAGCGTTCCTTCATGCAGCGGGCAATTCACATTTGCGGTGCATGCTGTTCGGCTATAATCCGTAAAACCGCCAAATGCAGCGGCTTCCATTGCGCCAGCCGCACCGCTCACACTGATTCGCAACTGCTCCGGCGGCTCCATAACTGGCCGTTCTTCGCCGGTTCGGTCGCCGTTTTCATCTTTGATTGCGGCAGAACCGTTGCTGTTTTGGTACCAAATTGTTTTCTGGTTGGCTCTAAGGTCTCGCATCAGCATCCAACCTTTCCAACCGGGACAATTTCTTCCAACAGCTGCTGCGGAACATCCTCACTGCCCCATGTGCGGCTGATACCGCTTTCGCTGTGGCTGGTCTCATATTCCGCGCCAAGTTTGTTATAAAATGCTAATGCAATCCGGAACTGCAAATCGCGGTATCGCTCTTCCAGCTCACCACCGCCAAAAGGAAAACGGCGGGCCAGTATCACGGATTCTGCGCTGTCCAGCAAATCCGCTAACAGGTCAAGGTCGTTTTCGCCTGTCCGTTTTTGCAATCGCTCAAAGATCTCCATACTGTCACCCGCCGTCATTTAGGCTTTTGGCTTTCTGCCCCGTCGGTGTTCTACCACAGGGGGTGTTTCCGCCTTTTCGGTTATTACTTTCCCATATTTCGCCATTTCGGCGCTGTCCTGGTCGGCAATCTTCACTTTTTCCCCTGCTACGCAAAATTCACCACCGTAAAACACTGCGTGTTCGGGAATCAGCCAGGTCATGCCGTCACCTTCATAACGGCAACTTCGTCCATGCGCTCAAAGCTTGGCAGCACGATCTCGGAAGCATAAGTGTTCACATTGACCGGGTGCACGGTGGTTTCAACGGTAATTGCAACGCCGGTGTTCACAATGGCAACATCTGCCTTGCCGGAACCCGCAAGGTCGGCTTCCTCCGGGGTGGTGCCGTAAGCGGTCTTGCCCAGTGCGCCCTCCGGGATAAAGCTCACATAGCCGTCCGGAACAAACTTGTGGCTTGTGCCGCCCTCATCGGCATACAGTTTGTCGTAAACCACAATCTGAATGCCGGTAGTGGATGCAATCACATCTTTGGCTTCATCGTTGGTCAAATAGCCCATGCTGCGGCCAGTTACGGTCAGCCAGCGATTCTTTACGGCATCGGTGGCTTTCATCAGGTTGAACGTGGTGGTGTTCATAATCATGTAAGCAAGGGTCACACCGTAATTGCTTGCCATAGCATCCTTAATGGTCTGAATCTGCTTGAACGGGTCAGCGGTTGCGGTGGCAGTCCACAGGTCGGTGGTAGTCAGCGCAGTGTAGTTTGCCTTTTTCCATGCGCCATCCGGGTCATAATTGTAGGTGTAGTTCACCCCATTGGCCTTGATGGTAATACCCATTGCGCCGCTTTCGGGGAACAACAGCTGCATGCGCATGCGTTCCGGCACAACGTCAGCACCGGCAATCAAATCCTGCTGGTCATCGTAAATGCGGTTGATGACATCCGCCGCATAGGGGTCATTGCTGCTCTGGGCACGCAGAATCTCCTGGCGGTCTTTTTCCTTGATCTTGTAGCCCTCGCGGAAAAACGGCATCTCGGTTTCCAGTTTGCTCACGCCGATACGGTCGCGGAAAGTGGCCTTTGCATCAAAAGCAGAGGGTTTCAGGGAAACAGGCAGGCCCTTGTGGCCCTTAATCCATGCCAGGTCAAGGCCAGCACGCTTTACAGAGGGGAACAAACCGCTGCCCAGGTACGGGATTGCGTTGGAAGCAGCTTCGGTATAGTTTGCCGCAATGATTTTAGGTGTAAAAAGTTCAGTAAGGTTCATGTTTTCACCTCCGTTATGCGTTCACGCCGGTATTGGTGCGCAGGATAATGGTATCCGGCAGGTCAGATTCTGCAGCAAGGTCGGTACCGCTGTGTGCCTTTGCCTTTGCTGCATCAATCACGCCCGCAACCAGCAGGCTGCCGTTGGGGTTTTCATCCGGGTCAACGTCATACAGCACAACGCCAACGCGGCTGTCAACTGTCAGTTTTTCACCAGCCTTTTTTGCGGTGGTTGTGGTAAACGGGATTGCGGTAAAATCATTGCTGGCCAGAATCTCAACTGCACCGGCAACATCCGTTTTCTTGAATTTCATGCTTTCACTCCTTACTTGTAATAATCCATGACTTTTGCGGCCGCCTCATTGGCCTGTGCTTTTGCCTTGCCGCTGCGCTTGGCAAATGCCATGTATTCGCTTTCTTCTTCGGTGCTTGTACCAGCGCCGCTGGGTCTGGGGCTGTTGCGCATAAGGTCTGCTTTCAGCTTGTCTGCAAGTACCTGATTGGCCTTTGCAGCATTGGCAAACACCGTTTCCATGTCGCCATCAAAAAGGGCTTCTGCCGTACTTTTGGCAAGTTTTTCATCGTAGCCAAGCGCAATATACTTGGCAACGTTTTTAGAAATGGTGTTTTCTTTCAGCAGTGCGTTATAATCGTTCTGCAACTTTTCCTGTGCGGCTTTGGCTTCTGCAGTAGCGGTTTCTTCGGCAGTCATTTTTTCTTTCAACTGCTTTTTGTAACTGCTGGCTTCGCTCATCACCTTGTCAAAATCTTCTTTTTTTACAAGGTTCTTTGTATCCACCGGGTCAGGCAGGTCAACGCCAAGCAGCGCCGTCACCTTGTCTGCATCGCTCATGTTTTCAAAGCCGTCAATGGTGCTGGTGTCAAATTTCATTGGTGCCTCCGCGTTATTTTGTCGGCGTTCTCTCGCCCGTATTTGTGCGTTTTAGCGTCTTCTCTGACCTTTGCGTTTTAGCGTCTTCTCTGACGATCAAACAGGTGTCAGCCAACACCTGCATCTCCTGTGGGGTTTATCGGGGATATTATCAATCGGGTAAATCTCTCCGTTGCGTTCCCGGCAAACTTGGCACACTTTTTCATCCCCGGCAGTGTGCCACTGCACCTGTTCTACTCCGGCATCTGTAAATGCCTTGATTCTTGCAGAATCGGTCACGTCATCGGCGTATTGGTACGTCATATCGCTCCAATACCGCAATGCACGCCGGAATTCGTTCTTATGGTTTGTCCGGCTCAAAAGCCCCTCTTCCAGGTAGGCCCGCTTTCGGTCAATCTCGTGTTCGTACACATAGCCGGTAACGGCGCTGTATCCGGCAAGCAAGGCAAGCAGCCATGCCCTGTCGGGTTTTTCTTTGCCGTGAACTTCGGCATCCTGGTAGCATTTTTTTGCCAGTTCTAAAAATACTTCCTGATTGTCTTTGGCAATATACTGGTATAGCTGCTTGCAGGCGGGCATAACGTTCAATTCATCAAACTGCGTTATCTGCCGGGATGCTTTTTCAAACCTGCGTATCGCCCTGCGGTTCAGCAGCCTGATTGCGCTGTCCGTTGGTTTCCAGTCCATTGTCAAGCTCCTCATTCAGGCTTTTTTCAAGCTCTGCCTGTTTTTCCTCGTAATATTTCATGCCCTCCTGCAAGGCCATTTCATTGTCACGGAACGGGCCAAGTTCGCGGTATACCGTTTCCGGCGCGATCTTTTCACAGCCCAGGCCCTGAATAAATACCTGCATCTTGCTCTGGATGTCAGTCAGGTTGTTGCGGGTAAACTGTGCGTACACATCCCCTACATTCAGGCCAAGATTATTTGTTGTGTTGCAAATGGTCAGGAACACACGCAAGAACTGCCGTTCACTGCGCCGGAACATGTCTTCACTGTCCTGGGCGCGGCTTTCTGCGTCTTTCCAGCCATCGCGCATAATGGTTGCTTGCCCGGTATCGCTGGTGGAAGAACCGCCGTTGCGGTTCGGCATGCCACAGATGGTCAAAATCTTATCATGCAAATCATCCACAGCGGTCTGCACAGTAGAACTGTTCATCTCGCTGCTGATGCGATAAATTTTTGCAGGCATCCCCTGCTGGGAATCTTTGATTTTGATAAACTTACCGCCGCTGGCAAGCTGGCTGTACTGGCCGTCTTCCAAATCAACGTTCTGAAATACGTCATACGCATTTACAAAATCCTGCACGTTATCCACGCGGTTGCTTTCCAGCGTGTTAATACCATTCAGAAGCGGCAACACTACTTCAAACGCGCCCATTCTGGCACTGTTGTTGGGGTATTCCACAATCGGCACACTGCCGTACAGATGCCCAGACTGCTGGGTGATTTTCCCGCTTTTGATTTCAAAGTATTCGCTTTCAGTGTAAACACCGTAATACTTGGCATTGTTTTCATCGTACTGTGTCAGCACACCTGCCATTGGCTTTTTGGTATAGCCGCTGTAGTAGATGACGAACGCTTCACGCGGGTCAAGGGTATAAATGCAGGCAGGGCTTCCCGACTGTTCCGAGCCGGGGTCAGACAGAACCATCCGCACGCCAAGCCCCGCAATGTGCATCCAGTCAACGATTTCTTTGTCCTTGCTCTGTTTGTCCTCATCTGACATCCAGCGGTTCAAATCAACCAGTTTGTTGTTGTCCGTCTTGCTGCCTTTTGCACCGATATACTGCACAGGGCCGGAAAGTAGAAATGCTGTTTTGAACGTCACAATCTCATTTGCGATGTTCACCGTGATTTTGTTGTTGATTTCCTCACGGACAATTTTTTCTTTTTTTCGGATATCCTGCTTGCCCCGGTAAACATCCCACAAATACTGGATTTCTCCCCGGTTCATGTCGTGGGTGGCAATGGCAGTATTCAGCACATTTACAACGTTATCTGCTGTAATTTCCTGCTCGTTTGTGGTAATGACCCGTCTGCCGTGCAAACCCTCATCCGGCAGGATGTCAACAAGATATCTTTCCAAGCTGTTCTCCTTTGCGCAAAAACAAAAAGTGCCAGCCAAACCAATTAAGGTTCAGCTGGCACTTGGCACAAGGCACTTGGCACTTTTATTTTTTCAGCGGCAAATGAATTTCAATGTTCCGTTTGCACGCTTTGCAATAGGGATAAATCGTTCCCTTTGCTGCTGTATCAACTTCCATCAGCTTCCGCTTGATTCCTGCCGCACCGCAGCACGGGCAGTAAACACTTACTCGCAATTTATCCCTTCTTTCAAAAATAACCCCGTTCCCGCCCTCCCGGTTTATGCTATGCCGGGCTCACCCGTTGCAAAGTAGCAGGCTTTGCAACGTAACAGGCGGCATCCAGTGCTATGCGCGTGATGGTACGCCTGTTTTTTGATTCCCTCTATTTATATCCCGCGCAGGAAGTCACTCCGCGGCGTCCAACCCGTTTTATATACCGTCTGCTGGTTTACGGTCTCTGCTTTGATGTTATAGGTTTCGGCGATGCGTAACTGCGTCAGTAACGGAGTCCGAACAAGCAGATGCCGGGCAGACTTTTTCAGGCTCTCGAAGTCCCGTTGCGGTCTGCTATCGCGCCGCGCTCCTGATCGGCTTGCCGCTTTGCTTACAGCGTTCAGGTTATCTATCGCGTTTTGCCTGCGCCGGGCTTTCACCGGTGGGAGCGACCCAACAATAGCAGTCAGCAGGTCTCGAACCTGCAACGGCACCCACAGGCGCTGCTTTTCCAACGTTATTAAGCTATGACTGCTTATAAGCAAGTTGCAAGCAAGTTAAAATTTCACGTTTTTCGGTTAAATTTTTACAACCTTGCGTAAAACTTAAAGCTAAGCCGCAACTTACCGGCATAAATGTTGGAAACCTATCACCAAAAGCCCTGCATGGGTCACATCAAAGAGAGGTGTGCAGGGATTGCCTAACAGGGAACTTCAGCCCCGGCTGAATCTTTTACCTGTATCATCGGCCTTGGAGCTGCCAACTGGACTTGAACCAGTAGCCTGCCGCTTACAAGGCGGCTGCTCTACCATTGAGCTATAACAGCATGTGCGGTTCCTGCTTTTCACAGGCTTTGTCATCGTTTGTGGGGGAAGCCGCACCGCCCACACAGCAAGGCGCCACCTTGCGTCTGGTTCCGTATGGTGGCCTTGCACCATCCGCCGCGCCGTTGCTTCGGAACGCAGCGCCCTTATATGGCTATACGGTATATATCACCTGCAAAGTGCTTGACAGCTTTGCAGGCGCAGCGGACAAGGTAAGCCCTGTCAGGCTCTATATGGCTGATAACGGCCCACATAGTGCCGGTTGTGCGCCGCAGATCGCACTCTGGTGCCGCCAGCAGGGGTTGAACCTGCAAGCACCCGGTTATGAGCCAGGAGTTTTTCCATTAAACTATAGCGACACAATAGCTGGCATTTCAGCCAGCGGGAGAACCATATTTAGGGCGGCGCATATGCAGGACGCTGGTTCCGTACCCTAGGAGGTATGAACAAAATGTTCATAAGAAAAAGCTAAACTATAAAGCCTTTCCATTTACTATTATACTATAAAATTCACATTTTTCAAGCACATTAACGTTGTTTTTTCACCAAATTCTTGTCCCAATTTCAACTTTGCCCGCATTTAGGCCTTGAGCGTATTGTGCAAGCATGGCAAATGCGTCCGGCACGTCATCATGTCTGTTTTTCCCTGCCATTGTGTACCCTGTTAAAAACGACAAAACACGCCTGTATTCCTTGTTATTCTTGATAACGGAATTATCTTTGAACAGGCAGTGTTCCATCACCCAGGGGGAATTTACAATGATTTTGGTTTCTTTGTTTGCGGTGGTGTACCTGGTCACAATCCTGGTTATTCCGCCGTGCGCCTTTACTTCCTGCTGGCATTTTTCTGCTACTTTGCCGCCTGCGCTGTTGCTTTCAAACTGGGCCAGCTGAACCTTGTGTTTCACAAGAACCATCCAGAGCCGCGTTTCCACCACGTCCGGTGCGCCGTTATCGCAAACACATTCCTCAATGTAAAAATCATCCCCGTATTTGTATGCAACGGGCAGAACCGCATAGTCAGAACCTTTTTCTTTGGTATCGCATACTGCAATAATGGCTTCCGGCGCTTTATCCGGCAACTCAAAGTATCTGCGCAGCTGATCTTCTGGGTACAGCTGCCCTTCCCGTTCAATCGGGCTTGTCATAAACAATGCGCGCCAGCTGGCATCATCCATTGATTCCCGCATGTCAATATAAAACTTGGTGCTGAACCCTACCCCGTTTGCATAATCAAAATTGCTTTTTTCTTCCTCGTTCAGGGCAGGCATGTGCAAAAATTCAGCCCTGGGGTTGTTTTCGTTGTTACGTTCCAGCCTGTCCATCGGGTCATGCAAACTCCAGGGTGTGGCAATGTGCAGTTCCCGGCATTCACCAATTTTGCGCTGCCGCAAATCCGTTGTATACAGCTGCCACAGCTTATCCATGCGTTCCCGGCTCATGGCTTCCTCAATGCCGCTTACAAGGTCATCGCAGTATAACAGCTTTTGCGCACGCACCTTGCCCGCATTGCCACTGCCGATAGAAGAAAATTCCAGTGTGGCAAAGCGCTTTGGCTTGTACATGTCTATCATCATGTCCTGTGCATTCGTTCTGGCAATGCACACGCCGGGGAACACATCCCGCCACAAATATTCCCCGCCTTTTGCCATAATTCGCAGGCATTCATCGTACACACCGCGCAGAAATGCGTTGCTGTGGCTGCCGCCTAAAATCGGCATGTCGGGGTTCCGTCCGGCAAGCCATGTCAGATAAAAAATGGCAGTGGTACTTTTCCCGGTGCCGGGCGGCATCATGATTCCTGCAATGTCCAGTTCCCCATCTTCCAGTTTTTGCAGGGTGTTTACCATCCGAATCAGCTGCTTTCGGCGCGGCATATAAAACCGACTTTTGGGGTCACGATCAAGTTCAATGTACTGGCAAAAGGAATCAAAGTTATACGGAGCATTGAACAGCAGCAGATTCCGGTTCAGCTCAATCAGGTCATTGCAGCGCGGCAGCGTACCCAGCTTATTATGCAAATCCACACTCAGCTTGTGCGCCTGCTTGAAGTTTTCTTTTTCCAGTTCCCGGATTGCAGCAAACGCATAAACTGCTCCGTCCGCTGTCTTGGCTCGCATTGTGCTCTTTTTTGCAATTTCAGAAATTTTCAAAATAAAAAAGCGCCCTCCCTCAAATTTGAGAAAAGGCACTTGGCACAAGGCACTTGGCACGGTATTTAATTTACCACTCGATAAGCTGAATTAACTGGTTATACCGTAAGGAATTGTCTTTCACTGTTTCGTTTGCTCTGTGGCCGTCCTCGTATTCTACAAGGAATTTTGTGTATCCTTTCCGTTTAGCGGTAGCCGCACCTGCAACACCGCCCCACACGCCTCCAATCGCCGTACCGGCCACGCCGCGCCCCCAGGTCGAAATTGTACTGGGCTTATCCCCAGTTCCAATAATCTGCGCCCTGACAGCATTTGCAGCTTTTCTTCTACGTTCCTTGCCAGCAATTTCAACCTCTTTCATCCACTGTCCATATCGCTTTGCGGGCTTGTAGCACAGAACCACTAGGATGATGCCCGGAATTACACACAAATAGAACACATCCATGAATTTGGGAGCTGACAAAACGCCAAACCCGATCATACAAATCCCAATAAAGAAAAATATCCTGCCAATCAAATTTTTCATCGTCCATTCCTCCTGCGGTTATTATATCATCTCGCCTTATCAGGTTCAATTTGCAGGTTGCACAAACTATTCTTTGTTTTTTGTAGGGGCCTTTTTTGATTTTGAAATTTTTGCGGTTTTATTGTGATTCGTTTCTATAGCTCAGAGACGGAAAGGACTTTGGCGTGAAGGTCTTCACGCTTGCCGGTTATTTCTTGTTCTTTTTGTATTCGGCCATTGCGTCTGCCAGGCGCTGTTCCCAACCGGCGTTATCGTCTAAAAATTTATTGTAAAGAATTTCTTCGGCTTCTTTTCTGGCAGCGGCTGCGTCTTTTAGATTGGTGAAGAAGCCAAGGTGAATGCGTTTATGCTTAAAGTTAATATATGCTTTGTAGGTGCCTTTTTTGGTAAGCGCAACACCGTTTACCCCGGTTCTAGAGTTTTTATTTACTGTTCCGTTTATGCGCGAACGAATTTTTGACAAGTCGGTTCCATCTACGTTTACGACTTTTCTGGTTATTTCCAATAGTTCTTTTTTGTCTCGTTCGCAATGACCACAGAATTGTAAATTCTTTATGCTTGACATCCGCGTTGTGAATTCGCGCCCACACTTGGGACAAATTGCAATACATCTGGTACAGGTGCCGCTTTTTTCTTTATCAACAATCTTTTTTATAAAAAAACCGTTGACTGTTTTGCCTTCATATTTTTCTTTTGAATTTTTAGTGTTTGCTTCTAATTTAGTAAGCGCCGATCTTGCATACCCGCATTTTTTGCATGATTTACTTTTTCCGCTAATGAGTGAGTGCCCGGAAACATCACAAACAGTTCCGCAAGAACAACGGCATTCAAGGTATCCTTTTTTCGCTTTTGCCGGATCCTTAGAACGGCCAATGACGGTCCACTGATCAAAAACAGTGTTGGGTGCAATTTCTAATTTTTGAGGCATTGTGGTTTACCTTTTTATTCTTGAAAAGCTTTGATTTCATCGTCGGCGCTACGATCCTGGCTATCGTAAACGCTCGGCAATTTAGGGGCATTGGGGTTAGGAACTTCTTCTTCTGGGGCTGTTTCCGGTTCGGTTTTGCCAATGCCGATAGCTACAAGTTCCAGAGGGGCTTCCAAAGCATCAGCAAGCTTACACAGAACGTCAATGCGCGGGATAGACTGGTTGTTCTCAATGCGGAAAATTGTGTTTTTGCTGACGCCGCTTTTTTCCGCCAGTTTTTGTAGGGAGATACCCTCCAGATTGCGGACAACCTTGAGCATATTGCCCTCTCTCCAGCAGGTACCGATTGTCGCACGGGCCAGAAGCTCAAATTCATGCAGATCTGCGATTCTGGTTTTGGCGATCTGGTATTTTCCGCTGGCGGCAACAATAGCAGTCATTACGTCCAGAACGGCTTTGCCTTGAGGATAGAGTTTAGAGGGCATTTTAACCACACGTTCATTAGCAAGGGTATGAAATTTTTCCATGCCAGAAAGGATTGTTTTGCTTTGCATGGCGCTAATGTGATTGAGGTAGTAATCCGATACACAGGGTTCTTGATACTCGATTGTAACATCATCAAGAATTTTGCAGCACGCGATGAAATAACCCCACAAGCTGGACATTTTTTCCTGTTCTGTATTACCCATAGGTTTGATTTCCATGTTTATTCCCTCCTGATTTGCTTTTTAGATTGACCTCATTGTACACATTTATGGGTACAAATACAATAGGCAGGTTGTACAAAGTTATACCCAAGAATGTGTACACGGTTGTTATTTGGTTGATGGGATTGATTTTTGTTGAATTGCTGGCATGTGGGGTGTATACTTTGGAGGTTTTGAAGATCTTAAACTTTTGAAGAGACTTTTTGATTTTTTTGGTTTTGAATCCGGGAATTGGGGGAAAGGGACTTTTTTGATTTTTCGGGATTGGAGGGACTAACCCCGCGCGCCGGTCGGTGCTAAAATCCCCCTCCGGTGGTATGCACTATTGTTTCAATGCAACCGGCGGTTGCACCTGCAAAAAATAAGCCCGGCATAACGCCGGGCCGCTCTCACTTGCTATATTTGCAAGCAAAATATATTGTCAATATAATGACTGCCAATAATGTCACGCCGTTGCACCTCCCTTGCAGGTGATCCCTCTTCTGGCCATCGCAGCATCAAAATACTCCGATTTCGTGGCCCTCCAATTCTCGGCCCATGCAAGGGCGGCGTTTTGCGCCCAGTACGGCACGCCCAGCGCATCGCACCGCTCTATGCAGAATGATACATCCTTGCGGATCGCTGCCATCTCGGCATCATTCGCGCCGAACCTCTCAAGAGTATAGTAATACTCGGCGCACCAGTGTGCAAGGCCTTCCAGCGCCCCGAACTGGCGCTTATTAGCTTGGTAGATCATGTTATAACTCCCTTGTCTGTCTGTTGTTTTCCTGCCCTCTCTCGTGGGGCGGCGGGTACAATCTGTTTTGAGGGGAGGTGTACCGGCTCCCGTTGGACTTATGCCAGCGCCCCGGCGGGCTGGCGGCCATTGTTGGCGATGGGTGCGCGTTGTAAATTTGTGCCGGGCTTGTGATCGTGTTTGTTACCCATGAGCACCCACCCCTTGCAGGGTGGCCGGGCTTGCACCGGCGGCGCGTTATGCGTCGGCCTTGCGGGTTGTTATTGCTTGCCTGCCAGATACTCCGCCGGGATGATCTCGCCATGCTCTCCGGTGCGCGGCAGATGATACCGGCACACGTTCGGGCGATCCTGCAAGGGCCACAGGCTAACGCAGGGCCATTTGACCCCGGCGGCCCGCTCTGCATTGCACAAAGCCTTGTACACGGCTTCACGGCGGGCTGTCTCTGCCCAGTCCGGCGAGAATGTATCCCCGCGCATGTACTCGGCTTCGGTGTCTCCGCTGTGGAACCCATCCGCAAAAACCCGATACCCTGCCAGGTTGGGCAGAACCTCCACCGCGTCAAAGTGTGCCCCGATCTCATCCAGCAACTCCAGAATGCCCGCCGGGGTGTACTCGCGCTGCTTGCTGTCACGCTCTACAGGGAGCCGCCGCAGGTTGTAATCATCATTGCCGATATAATGGCAACTGTCTACATACAGCCGCCCGGCGGTCTTGTTCATTCCGCTCCCGATCTCCAGGTACACCGAGCGGCCCTTGTCATCATGAAACATAGTGCGGAGACGGCAGTTCCCGCGCAGCTCTTCGGCAGTGTCGCGGCACCCAAACATGCCCGCGCCTTCAAAATACAGTTTTTTCATTTTTATACGCTCCTTTATATTGTTTTTGCTTTGGTAGTGGGGCTGGGCTGCTTTACGGTGCAACCCTGCTAGAGTGTCCGGCTTGCTGGTTATAGCTCGGTTACAAATACCTCTATATCATCATCTGGCACAAGCTCCCCATCATCGTTATACTTGCACCGTGCGCCCTCTTCCCCGGTGCCCTCTGCCATGTCGATGCAATACTGTACATCTTGCACCGTGTAGGCATCCTTCTCCTCATCGTACGGGAGCGCGCCCGCGTTGAAATACTCTCCCGCCCAGTCCGGGCCACACCCGGCGCCGTTCCAGGTCATGATGTTGATCTCCACTGTGCGCTTGCCGTCTGTGATTTTCATTTTTGTTACCTCCTGCCCTTTGGGCTGTTTTCTTTTGATGTCTATATTATACATGCTAGCATGTAATATGTCAACATGCTAGCATGAACATTGTATGATTGCACAATTTTGATAGCATGAATATAGTTAATTTTTACATGCTTGCATGTTCCGGCGGGCCGTGTTATACTATCCTTATAATATGCAAATAATAAGGAGGACAACCATGTCAACGGATGCAAAAAGAGCAGGAAACGCGCGGTATTTGGCCACGCAAAAAACTATTACAGTACGCACACGACCAGAAAACGCCGAGCGGTTGCAGATTGCAGCAGCCGCCGCCGGGGAGAGTGTAAACAGTTACATTCTGCAGGCCTGCAAGGAGCGCATGGAGCGCGATGCAAGCAAGTAACACCCCGCCAGATCACCCGCCGGGGCTGTGCATGCCCCATCTGGAACCCGGCGGGCAAAGTCGAACGAAAGTCGAATCGGTTTGAAAGTCGAATGAATTTCAGCGCTTCCGGCATCCCCGGCGGCGCTTTTTTATGCACTTTTGTGCTTTTAGGCTGCTTCCAAAATTTAATACGCGTTACAACGTCAATCTTATGTTCGCTAAATCATTATTTAGCGAAACATGCACCCAAAAGACACATTTTGCCCAGCTGGGGCCGTCCTAGGGAGCATCCACCGGGCCGGAAGGTGCTGCGGTCAGGGTGCGTCAGTCTGCATCCCGCTGCCAAAGTCGAACGGGTTTGAAAGTCGAACCAAAGTCGAATGGGCATCCCCTACCTAAAAGTCGAATGATTTTGCGCGAAAAAATCTCTGGCAAAGTCGAATCGGGTTTGCATTATGCACTTTTGTTTCATGATTCAGGTATATACCCCGTGTTTTTGACTATTCTGCATGTAGTATTGTTGCAAGCAAGGGCATTCCATCCAAAGCCGGACAGGGTTCAGGGGTTTGCGGCTGATAAAGTCGAACGGGTTCAAAGTCGAATTGGTCTAAAAGTCGGGTGATTTTCTCATGTTATGTATTTTTGTTGCATCATTTTGGTATAATCCCCGTGTTTTTGACCATTTCGCATGGATATTTGTTTCATGTTAAAGGATACTTTTTAATGATGACCGCTTGCCGCTTCGTTTATCCCCCCTTATTTTCTTCCCTTCGTCTTTGGTTTCCCCGCTTTTCTAGGTTTGCCCTTGCCTTTACCAGGCATTTCCGCGCTGATTTTAGGCTTTACTATGGCGTTTAAGCGGATAGCGTGCTTCTTTGCGTGGTTATAGGCATAATAAAAGAGCACCCGGCAGTTTGTTTCTATACTGCTAGATGCTCTGTTTCCGTTTATTCAGTTTCTTTTGCTTGTTTCTTTTCCCGGCGTGGCTTTGTTTGAACCGGTTCTATCAGTTGCTCCGGCTCTTTGACTTCCTTAAAGTCGTCTATCTCTACAAAGTCGGCACTGAATCTGTCTTCTATTTCCTTGCGGGACATGTTTTCGCCTAACGGGTCTTTTGTTGCGGTTATAATCTCTTGCTGATCCTGGAAGCCGTCAAAGTTTTTCTGCCAGAACAGCCCTGTTACCGGGTTGATTGCGCCATCCTGCATCAGCATTTCCCGGTACATTCCGCATACACGCTTTATTTCTCGCGCGAATTCCTGGTATTCCTTTTGCGATCCGCGCCGTCTCCCGCTTTCCCAGTCGTTTACAGTGTTTTTATCTACTCCCATAGCCGCATACGCCGCCATGTTGCCCACTTTCATGTTATACTTGACACATAGATCAAGATAGTCATAAAAGCGTTTTCTGAGAGCTGGCAGGTCGTTTGTGCTTATTTTGGGAAGCTGGGATATCACAAGCAGAAATTCAATGCGCCTTTGGTTCCCTTCCGGCACATTATCAGGGTCATTATCAATCATGATCGGGCTGTTTCTTTTGGTTGCCCTGCTTCCCATTGTCCTGTGCCTCCTTTATCCGGCTTATGGCCGTTTTATAATAGTCGGGGTTCTTCTCTATCCCGATGAAGTCTCTATTTGTGTTGATACAGGCTGCTCCGGTTGTTCCGCTGCCCATGCAGTTGTCTAATACCGTCTCGCCTGGGTTTGTGTACGTCTTAATCAGCCATTCTTCCAGCTTTACAGGCTTTTGGGTGGGGTGCAATCCCTTTTCCCTTTGGAATTTCAGAATTGTTGTGGGGTTCCGCTTGCCATTACTACAGTCTGTCAAGATCCAATCACGAAACTTTCCCCAGTTTTGGGAAGCCTTTCTCCTTTGCCCCCCTCCTATTTTTATAGGGCTTTCCGTCCACATATTGCTTGTTATAGGTCGGCTGGTGCTTATAGAATATCTGGATGCTTTCATGCGCTTTCAGGGGCTTGCGGTTTGCGTTCAGAAAGTCGCTACCGTTTTCCTTTACCCATATCAGCTCATACCGGTACAAGTCTTTCCCAGCGCTTACAAGGGCCGCTGTAAATGGCATATCGCTGTGCAGTGCTATAACGCCATTGCTTTTGATTATGCGCCTGTATTGCGCCCATAGCGGCTCCAGCGGGATGATAACATCCCATTTGTTCCGCGTTGTACCATAGGGCAGGTCGCATAAAATCATGTCTATACTGCCTTCTGGTATCCCCTTCAAGATGTCCATGCAGTCTGCGCAGTATAGTTTCATGTGCCCTCCATATAGCAAAAGTGCCAGCCGAACTTTCAAGTTCAACTGGCACTTGGCAATTAAGCACTTGGCACGCTATTTCTTATTGATATTATAGCATATTATGCGCTAATATGCAAGTTTTTTTATTTGCCGGTGCTACCAAATCCTGCGTTGCCGCGTTCCCGCTCCGGCATCTTGCTGCACGGGTAAAAGTCGTAAGATTCCACCTTTATAAACACGATTTGGGAAATTTTATCCCCAGAATGGACTTTATAATCCGTTTTTCCGTGATTATAGAGCTTTACGCAGATGCTCCCGGTATATCCTGCATCGATCACACCTTCGCTTGTCAGATCATGCTTAACATTCAGGCCGGATTTGCTTTTCAGGAACCCCGCATAGCCCTGCGGAATGTCAATGTGTACGCCGGTATCAATTACAGCGCTCCCGTTCGCCGGAATCATCACATCAACAGGGCTTTTCAGGTCTGCACCTGCATCCCAGCCAAAATGTGCGTACTCCGGCATGTATGCGCCGTCATCCAGCACAACAGCAACCTGTTTGTACACAGTATTGCAGCTTTTGCAGCAGTTATTTTCCATTGTTTCCTCCTTAATCAGCAATCCCAAGTGCAGCGAACGAGAAGCACGGTAAAATCATCCATGCCCAAATTCCGCTGCCAGTAGAACGTACCATATAGGCAATGAATGCCAAAGTCGCAGTCAGTGCAAGCGCGTTGCCAATACTTTTCATATGTTCCTCCTTAAATGTTGTGTGCCAGAACCGCTTTTCCGTAAGTCGTGCCGTCTTTATCGGCAATTTTTAGAACGCCGTTGATGCTCACTTTGGGCGGCTCTCTTTTGCTGTGTGCCGCCATCTGTGGGCTGCCATATCTTCCTTCTTTTCGGCATGCTTCACACTTCTTTTCGTTCTTTTTTCTGGTAAAAAGCCGCCCGCACCATTCACATTTGACAAGCGATTGCTCATTGCGTCTTGCGTTTTGCAGTGCAACAGCAGCTTCATGATGCTTTTTCTTGCATTCCGGGCAAAGTCGGGCTTTTGCGCTTCCCTCAAATTCCTTTTTACATTCAGTGCAAATCTTAACCATTTACTCGCCCCCGTGCGTGTGCTCCATGTAAATTACCGGCTCTTGGTTATCTTCCTCAGCCGCAGCTCTGCCGACAGATAAGCCAATGGAATAGGCTCCCGCAATCAAAATTGTGACAATCGCGGTGCCAAGAATCGAAAGGAAAATGTTCATTTTTGCTGCCTCCAAAGCCCTGAAATCTTTTTGCAGTACAGTGCAAACAGGTAGATCAGCAATGCGCCGATAAGCATCGCGCCCGGTGCTGCAACAAAGATCAGAGCAAGGCATTTGATTGTGTAGATGCAGTTTGCGTCAAATACTGTCATGCTTCTTTTCCTCTCTTTTTCACTTTCCATACCGCATATAGAGCATCCATTACTCGCTTTCCTTCCGGCGTGGCGGAATCGAACGGTAAATGCGCACTGATACATGCTTTTCTAATGGCTTTCAACGCATCACCGCGCCGAATCAAATCGTTTTCATCGCCAAAATCGGCAATCTTCGGCACGCCGTCAAAAGAAATGCACTTGCTGTTTACTGGGTCAAAAAATGTTTGGTTCATTCTTCCCTCCGCAACCACTTGATAGCATCTTTCACGCTGTCAAATTCTTCGATATATGCAAAGCCCGTGCTATTGTCGCAAGCTACCACGACATCGCCACCTTCACAATTTTCCAAAGATAGATACAATCCTTTTTTCTCCTCTCGGTGGTCGATTATGTAACTCATACATGCTTTATCAATGATTTTTACCTGGTTATTCATCTGCGTTCACCATCCTTGCTCCACAGTGGGGGCAATATTTGTACTTTGATGCTGCCCATCTGGATTCCCATGCACAGCGAGAGCAAGCTTCCCAGCTTCCGTCTGCACCTTCATCCGGTGCTTCAATCCATTTTGCCGCAGGTCGCAGGGATTCAGGGTCGATGGTGGGCATAATATCAATGTCATCAGTTCCAACTGCGTAAAACTCGCCACTTTCTGGACAATCACGAAACATTACCTTTACGCATCGTTTTTTAAGCGCATAAGCGTCAATCAACCGCACAGGTTCTTTCGGCTGGCTTGCGCCCGGAATCGGGCAGCCTATTGTTGTATTCATTCTGATACCTCCTCTACATATGCCATGTTCTGGCGCAGATTGAGAAATTTAGGATTGAGAATACAAGCCGGGGAGACAGCATAGCTGCCGTAAGCATTCAGCAGGTTTTCACATTCCTGATTCTTGAAAACTTCCCATCGCAAAGAGTGAATGTCTCGCTTTTCTTTCGTAAGGCCGGTTTTTGCAATCGGCTTCTGGAAAAGCCGGGAACAAATATACTCTTTGCAAATCAAAGGCCGCACAGAGTAAACATCGCACTGTTTTGTGTGCTCATTGCGGAATGGGCAGCTTAAATCCGGCCCGCCCTTTGTTTCCAAAAAAGAGCGCTTATTTTCCTGCAAGTGGTGCTTCCTGGCATAATCTCGCAGCCGTTTAATTTCGCCTTTCGTGAGCGGGAGAAGATCAGCGCAGCATTCGCCGCACCCGCTGCAATGGCCGTCAATGCAGTTATTAGCGCAAATACCGCTTGCATTCAGTAGCGCGGATGCTTTACCAGCCAACTTCTTGAACAAAGTCATTCGGCACTCCTTCCCATTCGCCGCATCCATCATCCCAAAAGTCGGCGCAATGCGGGCTGTCGGCGTTGTAGCACACACCGTTGAACGGTTCATTCCATCTGCAAGTTCTGCAACATTTATCCATATTTTCAGGCGCTTCAAAGCTCATAATTCCTCCCCCGTTTCAGCCACATCAACCCCGATGTTTTGTAGCGTAACCTGCGCCCATGTGTCGGCCAGCTGGTCAACGCGGTAGCTGGAATACTTTTCCGTGACAGGGCCGCTCATGGCATTCTGGATTTTAACCAGCGTGGACGGCTTCAGTCCCACCTGATAGCAGGCCAGCAGGCATAAATACAGTGATCTCAAGGCAATATCCTGCCGCTCCTTCATCACTTCCTCATGCACCCTTGCGATTGATTCAGCTTCAAGCTTTGCAATATAAGCTTCCGCCTCTTTCTTGTAACAGGCCGGGAGCTGTATTTTGGCTTTCATGTTTATCTCCTCCTGTGGCCCGGCAGGCCGTGATTCCTCACATCCCGCCGGATTTTGTCTCCCCTAAGCACATCCGCTTCGTTCAACGCCTGCGCCTGCATGCGCTGCTTGCTGATGTCATCCATCTTGGCGCGGTATGCAAGATACCTGCTGCAAGTGCTGTGACATAGCGTGTGGCGTTCCGGGCAGTGCTCGCATGGGGCGGATAGAGTTCCGGTCATTTTTTATTCTCCGTTCCTAATGTAATTTCCCCATTGTTCGGCCATTCCATCCGCAACGCCGGGAAATGTTTTTGCACGGTTTTTAGCTCTGTCTGTAGTAAACATTCCCTTATGTTGTTCTCCATGTTTGTGGCTGTAGCTCCCGCTCGGACACCATGTGGCAACAGGCTCCACAACATTTGTCGATTCAAGCGGCGGCAGTCTTTTGAGCCACAAGCAGGTTTTCTTGGTGTAAGGATGGCCGAATTGATACGGCTGAATGGCCTGCGTGTACGGCGGCAGGCAGAACACTTTTGATGGGACAGGATTCTCAACGCATATAAAGGGTATGTCAGCCCACCAAAACCGCATAAACAAGTCCCTGCCTTGAATGCCAAGCATGACTCTATCGGACTGTAGCTCATGGCCTTTCCATAAGTGTCTTGCGCCAGCGTTCGACAAGTAAGTGCAAGGTGGGTGTGCAATCAGCAAATCCCATTTTCCAATATCGTGCGTTTTGCCGTCCATTGTTACGACTCGCCCCCCCCCTCAATAGCTTTCATGGCATCGCCCAAGATGTGCCACTCCGGGTGTCCACCGGATGGCTCTTGAATATCGCAGCTGTACGCTTCAAATCCTCTGGCACGGAATGCCTTGCAAACGGTCTGGGATTCTTCACAGGCAACAAGAACTTTGTATGTCATTTCACTCACTTTCCATGTTTCCACCTTTCCATGCTTCCATACAGTTCACAAATGATTGCTTTTCTAATTCCTCTTTCCCATAGTTGGGTGTTTCAGGCACGTTTATAACGCGTTTTACGCGCGGTTTGCTCACGGTGATACTTTTCTTGGGCAGCTCGTATTCGACTGCGCTATCCGGGTATTTGCGCACGAATTTCACCAAACTTGGGTTTTCCTGCGCCATAGCCAAAAGTTTACGTGATAGTTTCCGGTTCATCGTGTACACGTTGGCGGTTTTCTCTGCATCGTTGTATGTAATAATCGTTTCTCTTTCAGATAGTGGAACAACCTTCTTTTTCGTTTCCGGCATTTATTATTCCTCCAATTCCTCAATCGTTATTTCAGTTCGCGGATTGTCTTTGTCGTACTTCACCCGGCTTCCGTCAACCGATTCGATGATCGTGTAATTATCATCCGCAAGGATTCTGCCTTTCACAAGCAGGTCATGGGCAGCTTCCAAGCAGTTCGATACGTCACATTTTCTTCTGGTTTTCATGTAGAACACTGTCACAACGCGACAGCGCCCCGCCAGCGGGGTTTTCGGCTTTGGGGCAAGAAAGTATATGGCTTGCTCTTCGTAGCGCTTATAGGCGCTGCTAGGGGCTATGAACGGCATTCCCGTTTTTCGATTCACCAAAATGCGTTGTGAGTTCTTTTTCGTGACCGGCGGCAACGGGATGGTGTACTTGTAGATCACATGCCTTCCTCCCGTGCCTTTGCCCGGAATTCCGCTGCTTTCAGCTTCCATTGTGCTACGTCATAAGCGCACTTCATCAAATTCTCGCCGTATTTTTCCATTTCCCGGTCAAGTTCAATCGTTTTTTCTGTGCAAGTCTGTGCAAGCTGCATGTACATTTCTCGGTTAGTCAATGTTTGTCACCTCACAAAATAGATGGAACGGCTTCACCCACGCAAAATCAAGCTGTCCGCAAGCGCCGTGCCTGTTCTTGACGATCTCAATTACGGTATCGCTTTCGCTTGGCGGGTCTTCTTCCCGCTGTTCTCGCAATTTGGTGTAGTGTTCCGGGTTAATGGCAAGAATCATGTCTGCATCGTGTTCAATGGTGGCGGAGCCGAACATGTCGGACATCTTGATAAGTCCCGTGTCGGCGGCTCTCGCGGCCTGTACAAGCTCAATGATGCAGATATGATATTTCATTGCCAGCTGCTTTAATCCCCGTGTAAGGGCCGCTAATTCGTCATTGCGCTTTTCTTTGGCGTTCGGTGGTGCCACAAGTCCCAGATGGTCAATAACAACCACTTCCGGTTTTCGCTCCTTGATGGTCAGTTCAACGTCTGCAAGGCTGGTAAGGCTGGAATCATCCAGAATCAGCTTGTACCGCCTTTTCAGGATTTCTGCATCCTCTGCAATCTTGCTTTCTTCCTCTTCGGTCAGCGCATGATTTGTGATGCGGATGCTGTCGATCTGTTCCCATCGGGAAAAGATTGCTGTGTAAAGCTGTTCCCGGCTCATTTCCATTGACTGGTACAGCGTCAGGCAGGTTTGCGATATCTGCGCCGCCATTTGCAGGGCCAGTGTAGATTTGCCTTTGCCGGGCCGGGCAGCAATCACTGTTACGCCGCTTCGTACAAGTCCGCCGGTCAGCTTATCCAGCGTTCCAAAACCCGTTTGGATGTTGTCATTCGGTTTTTTCAGCCATTGCAGGAAGTCCTCTATGCCATCAGCAAAGTCCTTTGCGCTGCGCTGGCGCTGGTGCTCCATGATGTGCTGCTGCTTTTCCATCATGGCGGCAACCGCGCCGAACATTTCATCCGCGTCTGCATCCGATGCCACAAGTTCGCCCATCTTGGCAATCATCAGCCGCTTCCGGTATCCATCCAGGACACAGTTGATGTAGGTGTTAAATCCGCTCACCGATGGAACTGTCTGGGCGCATTCGTAAGCAATCGCCTTGATGTTTTCTTTGCAGCGTGATATTATCGATACTGCATCCGCCCGTTCCCCTCTGCGATCAAGCTCCTTGCAAAGCAGGAAGATATCACCCAGGTCTTTGATGCTGAACATCTGCGCTGTCAGGCTTTTGAACGCTTCGCTTTGCCGGTCAGGTTCTATCAGCATGATGCCGATAACGGCTTTTTCCGCAACAGCTGTATTCATTTGCCTGCCTCCTTCCACCCAATGAGCTTTGGAACAACTCCGTTAATCAGTTCCTCACGTGTGTATTCCCGGTCATAGATAGGAATCAGGTTTTTAGACTTGCGGAGTTCAGCAGGCGGCTGCGCTGTTTCGTCTTCCCAACGTTTTTGGTTCAGCCAGGTAGCAGGATACGGAATATACTTGCCGCTATCTTTCTGCCACTGCTCTGTGGTCTTGAGATACTCAAGGCTTTTCAAGATTGCGGACAAGGTAGATTCGTTAGTAACAATCTTCTCAAATTTCTTGCGTGCAACTGCCTTGCCTGTTTTCCTGGGATAGGCTGACCAGAAGGTGTCAAATCGAGGAGAAATCGCGTCAACCCCTTGGGGGGTATAGGGGGTATTCTTAACTTCTTTATTATTCTTTATATAAGGGTCTGTGTTAGCACTGTGTTGGTTCTGTGTTACCTGTTTGTTAGATTCTGTGTTAGTGCATTGGTAATCACTGTAATTATTCACCGTAAACACGCTAAATTTTCCGTGTTCACACTGTGTTATTTCTTGTGTTGATTTTAAATGACATAAAGCAGTGCGCACAGATTGAACAGATATGCCGGTATCTGTTGAAATTTGGCGGATAGATGCAACTGCCTGTCCGGTTTCCAAGTGAACCCCCTTGTAATAACAGGGTTCATAGCAGGCCAGAAATAGCAGATGCAGGAACACACATTTTGTTGGAGTGTCTGTGTACCACCCCCATTTCATCATGCGGCGGTACAGCTTGATGTACCCTTCGTTTGCCATTTTTCAAAACTCCTGTGCTTGTACCATATCGTCCGTCCACTGCGTCCCATGTACAAAACCCAATTTCATCACCTGCCTTTCGCTCAAAAATCAAAAGGGGAGATCACCGTCATCTTCAATCGGCTCGTACTCATTGTTTGCTACCACAGGCGCAGAAACGGCCCTATTAGCCACGTTCTGGCTTTGGGCGGGTTCTTTATTGCCTGCAAACGAAACGTTGTTTACAACCACCTCTACGGCGTTCCTGTTGTTTCCGCTCTTGTCCTGATAGTTCCGGCTCTGCAAACGGCCCTCAACGGCGATCAAACTGCCTTTCTGGAAATAGCGGCAGACAAATTCTGCGCTCTTGTCCCATGCCACAATGTCAAAGAAATCTGCCTGATTCTGGCCGTTGGCATCCTTGCGTCCCCGGTCTACCGCAACGCGGAACGATGCAACATTTTTACCTGTTGTAGTCTGGCGCAGCTGAGGGTCAGCAACCAGTCTTCCCATAAGTGCAACTACATTCAACATGTCTTTAATCCTCCAAATAATTCTTTCCAAACCGCCGGGCAAACTCTTCCTTTGTCCAGCTGTAATCCATCATTGCCATGCGCTGTGCGGTCTTCTTGAGTTCAAGCCGCATCCCGGCATCCAGCCCTTCCACCCTGGGCCAGCACTGCTCTTCGCCGTGAATCCATCTGTGGCAATCCGGGCAAACCAAAATCCACAGGCCAAGAGCTTTGCTTTTTGTCCGGTTCTGGCCGTAGAGCACTTCATGCCGTACCAAAGCGTGGCCGTTAAGGCAGCAATAACACTGTGGGTGGCCGAACATGTCTTTCTTGTTTGGCATGATGGATGGCGCATAGCCGTTGGAATCAAGCGCAACGCCAAATTCGTTTTTCATTCGCCGGTCAGTCCTTTCAGCTTTGCAATTTCGTCCGGTGTCATTGTGGGGATTCCCTGCTGCTGGCACTCCTGCACAATCAGTTCCAACAGGCGGTGCATCTGCTTGCTGTCGTATACGCTGGAACCATACCAGCATTGCAGCGTGCAGAACGTGCCGTTTGGTGTAGGCATGGTGTCTAGCAAAACAACCTGCCAGCCCTGTCCCTGGCTTTCCCATCCGCGCTTAAAGGCTTCTATTGCTTCCTGCTTGATGGTGACGATATCGCTTGCACCTGCAACATCCCGCACAAGATCGCGGTAAATCTCAACAGCAGGCTTTTTCAGCTTTTCGGCAAGCTGGTTCATGAGTGTCCAAGCGTAGGCGTTAGAAGTCAGGCTGCGCTTTTTCCGTACCTCGCCAAAAACACCTGCAAACAGCTTGCCGGGACCGGATTTGACTTCATTTGCAAAGTTTTGCGCTTCTTCTATGTCCGGCTTGCTTTTAAGACGAAGCATCAAAATCTCACCCATCAAGGTAACATCCGCGATGTTGATTGTATGGCTCATTTTCTGCGCTCAAACTCCTTTGCAACGCTGCGCCAGTCATCGGCGGTGAAGTCCTTATAGGCTTTACCGATGAAGGTTCGTGCGTCCTCGTTGACGGCCTTGTTGTCTTTGCCTGTGCGCTGGGCGTAACCTTTCAGCGCGGTCAAAGCCAAGTCCTTCACGGCTTGCAGAGTGACTTCCGGTGTAGCTGTAACTTGCTGTGGCTCTTCTTCGTACCGTTCCTTAAATTCATCTGCTTCACTGTCGGAGTAAATGCCATCAAATGCCAGCTTGCAGATTTTAAGGACAGTTCGATCAAACAGCCGCTTATAAGCCATCGCGTAAGGATAAGCATTCTTGCAATTCGTTGATGACGCTTCACCAACCTCATAAATGCCTTGTGCTTTATTTATGTAGGTGTACACAAGCGAATTGCCGTATCCTGACTTGTCAACAGACACGCACTCAGGGTTGAATTTGTCCTTCTCCGGCATATTGTCGTTGATTTTAAGACAAGCATTGTGGTTGATAATCAGGCCTGTGTACGCCATCTTCCCGGATTTGGTTTCGTTCATGAGAATCCAAAAATCAGATTCTTTAAGGTATGGGCGATCTGCAATCGCCTTTAACGCTTTATCACGGCTTGCAATATATTTGGGGGTCTGCATAACGGGAATCTCCTGCCGAGATTTAGTAGAATACTCCGTTTTCTTCTCATTAAACATCAGACAGCTTCTCCTTTCAGATTGAGGGCGCTCATGCCTTTTCCTCCTTTTTCACAGTCCCGTTCACAGTCAGCTTTTCTGGCTTTCTGGTGAACGTGATGTTCAGTGTTCCGCACGTTTCAATGCAGAGATTTCCTTCCTTTTTCGGGCTTTTCATCATCTCGAAGATCAGTTTTTCAATGTCATAGGATTGCCCATCAACATAGATGCTTGCAAAGCTTTCCGAGCAGTAAAGGCTTCCTGTGGCTTCAATGCTATAGTTCTTCAGTTCCATCGTTATCCTCCCTTACCGTGCTATCAATGCACGTTTCGCCCCAAATGCAATCCTCGCACATAATGGGGTGGCCGTATTCGTCCGCTGCGCCGCAGCCGGGAAAATCAAGATCAGTCATCAGCAGGCACCAGTCTTCTGTTTTCGGCTTTGTACCATGTTCGATTCCTCCAATTCATCAAGTCGTTTTGCCATGCCGCTCATTGCAGCGCGGTAGGCGGCGCAAATCTTACTGTATTTCAATTGTTCGCTGTTGTTCGTATCCAGGATTGCAATCTGCACGGCTTCAAAAAACACCTGGTATTTTTGCGGGTCATTGCATTCAAATGCCATCTCGATGTCAAAAGAGTTCATGCCAATACCTCCCGCAGCGTAATAGCGGCCCCAAAAGCTGATCATTCATTCGGCTGCCTCCTGCTTTTCTTCCTCCTCCGCAAAGTGCAGCTCCATCAAGTCGGCAATTGCGAGATATTCTTTGGCGTATTTGCTATCGC